CTCGATAAAGGCTTCGATGAAACCGTAATGTACGACATTGCCTTCAGTTGTTTTAAGGAAACCCTGCTTCTGCCATATATCATAATTTACATGGTCACGTCGAACACGCAAATCAATGTTGTCCTCCGGCATCCAGAAAAACGGTAAAATAATGTATTTATCATCCTCATCCAATGGCGGAAAGACCAGTACGAAAGCTGTAATGTCCGTACTGCTGGATAAGTCAAGCCCACCGTAGCAGACACGACCATTAAGCGATTCGGGGTCAACCGGAAAGGCGCAGGCGTCCCATTTATCCATCGGCATCCAGCGCACAGTCTGTTTTACCCATTGGTTCAGACGGAACTGCCGGAAGTTGTTTTCCTCGGCGGGATTCTGCCTTGCTGATTCAAACGCCGCTTTGACTTTATCCATGCCTACCGTAATACCGAGGGAGGGATTGGCTTTTTTCCAGACCTTTGGGTCTGTCCAGTCGTCCTCCGGCGCCGCACCATATATGACGGGATAGAAGGTTGGATCTTTCTTTCTGCCGTCAATAATATCTACTGCTTTCTGGTGTACTTCCCAACAGATGCCGTTTTGATTATCTCCGGCAGTGGTGATTAAAAAATATAGCGGCTGCATTCGAGCATCTCCGCTCCCCTTGGTCATAACGTCAAATAGCTTTCTATCAGGCTGTGCGTGTAACTCATCAAAAATAACCCCATGAACATTGAAGCCATGCTTTGAATAAGCCTCTGCTGATAGCACTTGATAAAAACTATTAGTCGGCTGGAAAATGAGCCGCTTTGTTGCCGATAAGATTTTAACTCGTTTCCTGAGAGCCGGGTTCATGCGTACCATATCAGCAGCCACTTCAAATACGATGGACGCCTGTTGCCTGTCCGAAGCGCAGCCGTAGACCTCCGCACGTTCCTCACCGTCGCCACAAGTGAGCAGAAGTGCAACCGCAGCCGCAAGCTCCGATTTGCCCATCTTCTTGGGTACTTCAATGTAGGCGGTATTGAACTGCCGGTATCCGTTGGGCTTGATGATTCCGAAGATGTCTCGGATAATCTGCTCCTGCCAGTCGATCAGCTCAAATGGTTTGCCAGCCCATTTTCCCTTGGTATGCCTTAGACACTCAATAAAGTTGACCGCATAATCTGCAGCAGCTTTATCGTATATTGAGTCCTTTGCCATAAAAGGGGTTGGCTTATATTTCTTTAACTTTCTGATATCCACCTCCTCCTTCCGAGCATAAAAAATGACCGCATCGCTGCGACCGTCAAAACTATCTGTACGAGAGACAGAGCCTTTCGGCTCGTCCCTTTTGTTATTTGCTTTCTGTGTTTACTGCTGCATCGCCCAGGCTATGGCGTGTCCGTCATCCTCGAACTCGACCTCGCTTGCCACCCGCAGCCCGATGGTTCCTTCGCAGGTATGGTCATCGTCAAGGAACTCGTAAGTTGCTCCGAAGTAGCAGGGCTTGTTCTGCCCGTTGTAGAAGTATCCCGCGATGACCACCTTGTCTCCGAAAGTCAGCAGCTTGCTCCATCTGCATTCCAAATCCTCCGGTGTGGTGGGGTTCGGCAGTCTGTAGGTTCTCATTGCATCGTTGATCGTCATGGTCTTTGTCCTCCGTTTTCGGTGTTTTCCCTTTCGGTATGTACATATATACTCTGAAAGCACATAATAGCAAGTCATTTCCGAGAATAAATGTACCAGAGTATCGCGGCGGGAATTGTGTACTTTACTCCTCGCCGTAGAGGATGAAATGCACATATTCCTTGCGGTTCTCTTCGAGGAAGGTCACCAGTTCGTAGAAGTCGCGCTCATAAGCGATGCGCTGCACCGTGCGGACATCGAACATATTCGTCAGCCCAGTGTCGCGAATGGCGAGAATCTGCTTCTTGACCGTTTCACTCATCGCCGCTCACCACCTTGCAGGCGTCCTCACCGTAAGCCACGGACAGGCCGCAGCCGTTGTCCCATGCCACCATGACCGAGCCGATGTCGTCCACGCCGCGCACGGTGCCTTTGGTGCCAACTGGTGGCGCTTGCGGGTCATCCATGCGAACAAGCTCCACGCGGCACCCGACGGGATATTGAGCGCGGATACGTTCGACGGTTTCTCTTGAAGGAAATCTATTGCTCATCACCTGTACCACCTTTCAGCTTTTCGACCGCTGCCGCTGCTGCGCGTTCGGCTCTGCAGGCGTCGGCCTGGGCGATCTCCGCCTTTTCGAAGGCGTCGAACTCCGCGTCGGTCATGTCCTCACCAGCGAATTTCCACAGGTATTCGTGCGCCTGCATCGCGCATCTCGCTGCAATGCGTGCCTGATCCGCGAGTTTCCATGCTTTCCGGCATTCGCCGTTCTTTGCTGCTTCGATGGCAGCCGAACTGAATCTCGCGGCTGCCGCTGCCTCGTACTTGCAGGCGTCTGCTGCTTCTTTTCTGGTCGTGTAGGTCATCGCTGCCTTTTTTTCTCCCTGGTTTATTTCGCTTACTTTCATGGGTCGTACCTCCCTTGTTTTTGGTAAGGTAATTAAGCCAGACGGGTTTCTGAAAGTCAAGCGAAAACGCTAAGAAAAACATTAATTAGCAATTATAACATATCTGCTTTCACGATATCGCTGATGACCACCGACAATATTGCCCGTGCGTTTATTCCAGATGATAGGCTCAACATAGCCGAACTCCTCAATGGAGCGGCGCAGCTTTTCATATTCAGCATCACCGGGTTTAAGGTCTTTTCGCGGATTATATGCTGAAGGGTTTAACTTCTCAATTGATAATTTCTGTATATCCATATCATACCTCCAGCTTTACAGCAGTCCCTCCGGTGAATGTTTCCCAGCGCTTTACGATGAGGTCACAGTAGACCGGCGAAATCTCCATCGCATAGCACCTGCGTTCGGTCTGTTCACAGGCGATGAGCGTCGTTCCACAACCCGCGAAAGGTTCAAGTACCACACCGCCACGGTCAGAATGCATTTTAATGCATCGCCACGGCAACTCGACAGGAAACATAGCGGGGTGATCTTTATTGGCTCGCACGGTAGATATTTCCCAAATACCGGCATAGCCCCATTTTTTACGCTCATCCTTGGTGAGCCGCTTAACAAACTTATAGGAATGGCCGGCGAATGCCGAAACCCAGGCAAACTCTTGGTCGTTGTATTCATCAGTTTCCTGCGCAGCCAGCGCCGTGATATATTCGTACTGCTGCACCGGTTTATTTGTCACAAGGTGATAGGGTGAATTACCGAAATTCATGCCTTGCTTTTTCCAAATGCGAATCCAGATAGGACGGAAGCCGTTGTCAGCAAATAGCCCAATGCTATACATTTCGGTTGGTTCAATAAACTGGGTGCCTGTGGCATATAGGTCTCCGATGTTCCAACAGACGATATCTGCATTTTTACAGATATTCTTTATAGCGGGGCGCATAGTTTCAAACCACGGTTCGATCCCGGCTTTTTCATATTCTTTTCCGACGCCGTATGGAGGAGAGGTAACTGCGCACTGAGCGTGAGCACCGTCCATCAGATGGTCGAAATCCACCTCGCTGGTACTGTCGCCGCACAAAAGTCGATGCTGTCCAAGCAGCCAGATATCTCCTGAATGAGTTCGTGTTTCGCCAGCAGCTTCAATGGCTTCCTTTTCTTTGTCTACGTCGAAGTCATCCTGTATAGCTTCCTTCGAGTAAAATTTATTTAAGAGCGCGTCTACTTCGTCAGCATCGAAACCTGTGAGGGATACGTCAAATGTGGATGCGTCAAACTCTGCCATGAGCAATGCCAGCTTTGCTTCGTCCCAATCGCCCTGTATTTTATTAAGTGCAAGGTTAAGAGCCTTTTCGCGTTTGTCATCAAGCTCTACGACCACGCAGTCGATATCCGTCTGCCCAAGGTCGAGTAGCACTTTCAACCGCTGGTGACCTCCAACCACGTTACCGGTGGTCTTATTCCAGATGATCGGTTCCACATAACCGAACTCCGCAATAGAGCGCTTGAGCTTTTCGTATTCCTTGTCACCTGACTTCAGGTCTTTTCGTGGGTTATATGCAGCTGGATTGAGCTTTGCCGCGGGTATCTTTTCTATCAGCATATAAGCCCCCACTCAGCGAACTTCTCGAAACCGCCGATGCGGTTGATGAAGGCCCTTGCTGTTTCTACGATTCTCTCGTATGGAATGCCGTTCACGGTATCGTCACCGATGGCGCAGACAAGCTCGACCGGCGTACCGGTTTTCTGCGCCTTGAGCCAGGCGTAAATGTTGATGCTGACGTCGGCTTTGGATAGGTCCTTGCCATGCAGACCACCACCGGTAATGGAATCGCCCATGTCGGAGCCGAGTTTGCGGTTAGTGGCACCGGAGTCAACATCTGTGCCGCCAGTCCAGTCACCAAGTGGGTTAATCTCGGCATCCGAAAAGACTTCACGCAGATCGATGGTCTTTGCGTTGCTCTGGCAGATGATTAGACGGTCGCCGTCCAGAATGTATTTGCCGTCGCTGCCGTAAGTGTCATATAATTGCTTGGCGATGGCTGTGAGCTTTCTCTGCTCATCAGTCACTGGGACACCTTTGAAGATGCCGTTGTCGCCGCAACGGATGCCGTTGATCTGGTTGGCGGCCAGATGCTCATCCTGCGAAAACTCGCGGTAGTCCACCACCATGTTCCCTGCGATACGGGAAACAGCAGCCTTTATCTCATCAAGAGGAAGGGCCACAGAAGTTTCGCTGATAATATGGCAGATGCCGTGGCCAATCAGGACCTCGACGGCAATCTTCGGATTATTCTCTTTTTGATACGCAATGTCGACAAGAGCACCGGCAATACGGTCGGCCACCTTGTCGGGATGCGCCGGGTTTACTTTCTCAAACATATCAGTTTCCTTTCCGAGCGGTGAGCAGCCGCTCCATCAAATCGTCTTGTGGATTTCTGCCGCCGTACTCCACGGCACAGTTTTCTTTCACGACCTGGTAAATCTGATACCAACACTGATTAACTCGTTTCATGTATTCATGACTCATTGCAACAAACGGCGAAGCGATGGCATTGCCGGTAGTGGGATGCATGGCCAAGAAGCCGAACTCGGAGATTGCTTCCTCGCACTGAATCCATCGGGATACTGACATGGCGTACTGCTCAATCAGCTGGTTGTTTACTAACATTTCACAGCCACGAGCCTTGAGCCAGTTCCAAGTTTCACGGTAGACCTCTTCGGCACACAGGTCTTTGCCGTTTTTCTGTGCTGCGCGGAGGTATTCTTTGACCGGTGGAACATCCACTCCTTCGATTTCTGCCGGTTCGGGTAGCACCTTCGCACCGTTTAATCTGCCGTCAGCTATTTTATCGGTCAGATCCTTGGGTTTTCTTCCGGCACCGACACGCTGACCGCCTCTTGCTGTACCATCTTTCGCCACGTTTTCACCCC